CTACACAGGAGAAAAGACAGAAGCTCAAAAGTCTATGACGAAATGGACTAAGCAGGAGTGGACAACGTCTTCTGGGAAGCCCTCTGAAGGAAAGCGTCGTTATTTGCCTAAAGCGGCATGGTCTGCTTTGAGTGATAGCGAAAAGAAAGCTACAAACGCTGCTAAGGCTGCTGGTGGTAAAGCTGGTAAGCAATTTGTTGCTCAACCAGAAAGCGTAGCTGCTAAGACAGCTAAATATAGGAAGAAATGAAATGGTGTTGGCTCGTTTGTTGACTAGGGGTATTGGCGGCACTACCCGTCGAGGTGCTGCTAATAAGGGCAAGAACAGGCTTGCTGGCGATCTTGATGATGATGTTGTCAAGGAAACCAAGAGCGATGTTGCTCAGATGAAGAAGGCTTTGAATGCACGTGTTGCAGAAGCTGAAGACATCAAGAAAGGCGCTGATCTTCGTCGCAAAAGCGTGCAAGAGGCTGGTGGCAGGGCTCTGTTGCGTACCGGCAGTCGTGTAGGCGCTGTAGCAGGCGCTGGGCTTGCTGGCTATGGTGCTGGCAGTGCAATGATGAGTGATGAAGAAGACAACGCTCCTAAGCGTGTTTCTGTTGCTCCTCGTTCAATGGACGAAGACAAGCCTGCTCCGCGTAAGGAAGAGGCTAAGAAGGAAGAGCCTAAGAAGGCTGACATGACGTTCAAGGAAGCGTTTGCTGCTGCGCGTAAGGACGACAAGTCTACGTTTACATGGCAGGGTAAGCGCTATACAACAGAGATGGCAAAGCCTAAGTCTGCTAAGGCAGATGAAGGACAACATGAGAACATCTCTGACGACACTCGCGAACGTGCAAAGAAGTATGTTGAAATGGCAAAGGGCGGCAGCGTTCCTACCATCTACGCAGGCGTTAAAGGCCCTAAGAAGCCCATGCTTGCACGTGCGCCTTCTATGAAGGCGAAAGCCATTAAGCCTAAGAAGCTGGCGTATGGCGGTGCTGTGAAAGGAAAGAAGAAATGAAGACTTGTGCTGGATGTCCCAACCCCGCTGCCTGTAAGAAGGCTGGCAAGTGTTTGATGGCTGAGAAGAAGATGGCAAAGGGTGGTGCTGTTAAGAAGAAGCCCGGTGCTGCTGTAGCCATTATGATTGCTATGCCTGCTAAGGGCAAAGGCAAGACGAAGATGGCTATGGGTGGTATGTGTGGGAGTAAGAAGAAGTGACACCAAAGCAACAAGCTAAAGTTGGCAAAGTGATGAAGGAGTTTAAGGCTGGCGCTCTACATAGCGGTGCTGGCAAGAAGGCTCCTGTTGTCAAGAGCCAAAAGCAGGCTGTTGCCATTGCGTTGTCTGAAGCTCGTCGAAAGAAGAAATAAGTGAGCATAACAAGCTATCCCGCGCTGGTACGCATCGACGAAAGTGGAAACACCGTCACTATTGGCGGCACTTCCGTCGATGCCTTTGGGCGAGTGCGTGTTAGCAGCCCAATGACATTGTTTGATTCGTCACATCGATTCAGTGACAATGACTTATGGGTAGACAAAATTACAGGCACTGCCGCTGCCACCTTCAGCGCTAACGAAGGACTCATCAATCTTTCTGTTGGCACAGCCAGCGGTGATGAAATTATTCGTGAAACAACGAAGGTGTTCTCTTATCAGCCCGGTAAGAGCTTGCTTGTAATGTCCACGTTTGTGTTTGGAGAAGCGAAAGCAAATCTCCGTCAGCGATGTGGATATTTTGGAGCAAGCAACGGGCCTTATTTCGAGCGAGACGGCACAGCCCTATATTTTGTTGAGCGTAGCAGCGTTAGCGGCTCAGTTGCTAATACACGTGTAGCTCAGGCGAGTTGGAATCAAGACAAGCTTGATGGTACAGGTAAGTCCGGCATCACTCTTGACGCATCCAAAGCACAGATTTTGTACATGGATATTGAATGGCTAGGGCTTGGCACTGTGCGGATGGGCTTTGTCATTGATGGTGTCTTTGTTCCTGCACATAGTTTCCATCACGCAAACCTCATCACTACAACGTACATCACCACTGCGTCATTGCCGCTTCGTTACGAGATGACCAACACATCAGCAACGGCATCCTCTAGCACATTGAAGCAAGTGTGTTCGTCTGTTATTTCTGAAGGCGGCTATGAGCTTCGTGGACTTCAGCAAACCATCGGCACTGATGTAACAAGTCCTAAGACACTCACTACAGCAGGCACCATCTATCCCATTGTTTCACTTCGTCTGAAGTCTACTAGGCTTGATGCCATCATCATTCTTACAGCCATCTCAATACTTGGCATTACTAACAATGCCAACTACAAATGGCAAGTGGTTGCTTCTGGAACAACAACTGGTGGCACTTGGACAAGCGCTGGTGCTGATTCATCTGTTGAATATAACACCACCGGATCATCGTTTTCTATAGGCACTGGTAAAGCGCTTGCGTCTGGTTTCTTCCAAGGATCAAATCAGGGATCATCAACGATTGACATCTTGAAGGAGGCCTTGTTTAAGTTTCAGCTTGAACGTAATTCGTTTACACCCACTCCATATGAACTAACGCTTATATGCACCTCTGCAACCAACGGTGATCAGGTGTTGGCATCATTGGATTGGGAAGAAATCAGTAGGTGATATGAGCAATAAGAAACGAACAGTGGCGTTGGCGCTGACAACAAGCGCACAAGATGTGTATGTTGTCCCTGCCGCATTCAAGGCAGACGTCAGCAGCATCTTTGTTTCCAATGGTAGTGATAGCACAGTGAGTGTTACGCTGCAGTGGTATAGTGCTGTTAATACAACGTCATATGACATTATGGATGCAGTGGTGATGAAGCCTCGTAGCATTCTTCAAATCACTGCTCCATTGTTCCTTGATAAGAACGACAAGATAACAGGCTTTGCCACTGTTGGCAGCAGCGCCATCACTGTTTCCATTAAAACAGAAGAATACTTTGCTACCAAAATCTAATTATGAAAACACCTCTTAACGAACAACAGAAGAAGTTTATTGATGCGTTGTTGGGAGACGCCAATGGTAGTCCCGTTCGCGCTAAAGAACTTGCAGGCTATAGCAAAAACTATCCTACAAAGGAGTTGATGTCGGCTCTGAAGGAACACATCATCGAAGCAACGCAGCTATACATTGCCATGCATGCCCCTAAAGCGGCTATGGCTGTCATCAGCGGCATTGACGATCCTACAGAACTCGGCATCAAGGAAAAGCTGGCTGCTGCCAAAGACTTGCTCGACAGGTCTGGTGTTGTTAAGACAGAGAAGTTGGAAGTGCAGTCGAGTGGTGGTATTATGATTTTGCCTCCGAAGGACAATGACTAGAGATTTAGGACACTGGCTTCTTCCGCAACCTATAGAGCGTACTGAATACGTCAAGATACCACGACTTAGAAAAGGAATGCTCATCCCCTTTGGGTATATAGTGGAGGAGTCTGATCCAAATTGGTATGTCCCAATACCAAAAGAGCTTGATGCTCTAAAGATTGCTGAACAATATTGCAAACGATATACGTTTCAGCAGGTTGCAAACTGGCTTACAAAGCAAACAGGACGCTCAATATCCGGTGACGGGCTTAGGAAACGACTTAGAGATGAAAGACGGCGAAAGCATAAATACAATTTCTATCTTGCCCTTGCCAGCAGATACAAAGCCGCGCTCGAAAAGGCAAAAGACTTCGAAACCACCCTCGGCAAAAAAGACAAAACAGCCTTCTTCGATCAAGAGCCATATCTCAGTCTCTACGAACGACACCCCCTACCCGACCGTAGAAGCTGACAACGTCATCTTCAAGCCCAATGCAGGGCCTCAGACAGCCTTTCTAGCGTCTTCTGAGCGTGAGGTGCTGTATGGGGGTGCTGCAGGTGGTGGCAAGAGCTATGCGATGCTTGCAGACCCTCTGCGCTACATCACGCATCCGCAGTTTTCTGGGCTGCTTCTGCGTCACACCACTGAAGAACTTCGCGAACTGGTGTGGAAGTCTCAAGAACTCTATCCCAAAATCATTCCCGGCATCAAATGGAGTGAGCGTAAGTTTCAATGGGAAGTGCCGGGTGGTGGCAGGCTGTGGATGTCCTACCTTGATAGAGACGAAGATGTGCTTCGTTATCAGGGTTTGTCGTTTAGCTGGATTGGCTTTGACGAATTGACGCAGTGGGCAACACCGTTTGCGTGGAACTACATGCGTTCGCGTCTGCGTACATCGGCATCTGACTTGCCTGTGTACATGAGAGCGTCTACAAACCCCGGCAACAGAGGTCATGCATGGGTTAAGAAGATGTTCATTGACCCTTCACCGCCCGGTGAAGCGTTCTGGGCTACCGACATCGACACTGGCGATGTGATGATTTATCCGGAAGGGCACAGCAAACAGGGATTGCCGCTGTTTAAGCGTCGATTTATTCCTGCAAAGCTCTCTGATAATCCGTTTTTGACTAAGTCTGGTGACTATGAGACAATGCTTTTGTCTTTGCCAGAGCATCAAAGACGTCAACTGCTAGAAGGAGATTGGGATGTTGCGGAAGGTGCTGCATTTCCTGAGTTCAAACGATCAATTCATGTGGTCGAGCCTTATGCTATCCCTTCCGATTGGACTCGTTTTCGTGCTTGCGACTATGGGTATGGCAGTTTTACTGCTGTGCTATGGTTTGCTGTTGCTCCTGACGATAGTTTGGTGGTCTATCGTGAGCTATACGTTACAAAAGTGCTTGCCGAAGACTTGGCAGAGCAAGTATTGACGCTTGAAGCTGGTGAACGCATCAGATATGGTGTGTTGGATAGCTCTTGTTGGGCAAAACGTGGTGACACTGGTCCTTCTATTGCTGAACGGATGATATTAAAGGGTTGTAGATGGCGTCCTTCTGATAGAAGTGCTGGTAGTCGCATTGCCGGTAAGAATGAAATACATAGAAGGCTTCAAATTGATCCATTTACACATAATCCACGTATGGTAATTTTTCAAAACTGTACACAACTCATTGCTGATTTACCAACATTACCATTAGATAAGACAAACTCCGAAGACATTGATACTAAAGTAAAAAATGATCACACATATGATGCTCTTCGTTATGGAATAATGACTCGACCGCGTAGTGCAAATATTTTTGACTTTGATCCTTCTAAGCAATCTCGCGGACAAGAGTCTTTTTGTAAAGTTTTTGGGTACTAATATGGGAATGTCAAACGCAGAAAGACTTAAACTTTGGCGATCAAAGAATCCTGATAAAGTTCGCGCACAAAAACAACGATATCACGAAAAACATCCTACTGCTGCAAAAGAATATCGTGAGCGTACAAAAGATAGAGCGGCAGAAACACGATTGATTTGGCAACGATTAAATGTAGATAAGATTCGTGGTTGGTGTCGTAATTGGCGGGAAAATAATCCCAATAAAAATACGGTAAAAGCAATTAGATATCGTGCCAATAAGAAAATGAGATATGCAAAGTGGGATCGTGAACTTACGGATTTCGTAACACAGGAAGCAGCGCACCTTTGTTCTATTAGAAAAATGCTTTTTGGATTTGACTGGCATATTGATCATGTTGTTCCTATGTGTGGAGACACTGTTAGTGGACTTCATGTTTGGAATAATCTTGCCGTCATTCCTGCGCAAGAAAACATTCGTAAGTCAAATCGTGTGCTAAACGATCAAATTGAGATATAACGCTGGCTCAAAGGAAAAAAACATGGCTATTCGTAATGATAAACCCTTTATGGACGATAAGTCTGTAGCTTTGCCAGATGATAGTGGTGAAAACACTTTCTCTGGCGGCTCTCTTATCAACTTCGTTAAAGAACGATATAGCCGTTCTAAGCAAGCTCGTCGGTATGACGAAGAACGCTGGCTTCGTGCCTATCGCAACTATCGCGGCATCTATGGACCCGACATAAAGTTTACAGAGGCTGAAAAGTCTCGGGTATTCATCAAGGTGACGAAGACAAAGGTGTTAGCTGCGTATGGACAAATCGTAGATGTCTTGTTTTCCGGCAACAAGTTTCCTCTTTCTGTTGATCCTACACCGCAACCCATTGGTGTTGCAGAGCATGTCCACATCGACATGGCAGAAGAGCAGAAGAAGGCTGCTGGACAGCCTGCAGCGCCTGCCATTGATATCAGCAAGCCTTTGCCTCCCGGCACAAAGATTGGAGACTTGCTCGGATCGATGAAGAATGCCTTCAAAGGACTTAATGTCAAAGAAGGCGCTGGCAAATCTCCAACACAAATTACGTTTTCTCCTGCACAAGTTGCTGCGAAGAAGATGGATAAGAAGATACGGGATCAGCTAGACGAAAGCGGTGCTGCCACTCATCTTCGTTCTACAGCGTTTGAATGTGCATTGTTTGGCACAGGCATTATGAAAGGTCCATTCGCTGTAGACAAAGAATATCCGCGTTGGGAGAACGGCAAATATAAGCCTATTATGAAGACGATGCCGAAATCGTCGCATGTTAGCGTTTGGAACAGCTATGTTGATCCTGATGCTAGCAACATTGCAGAGTCTTCTTATTTCATTGAGCGACATAAGCTTAGTAAGACGCAGATGCTTGAGCTAAAGCGTCGACCTATGTTCCGTGGTAGCGTTATTGATGCTCTTGTTGTTGATGGTCCCAACTACATCAAAGAATATTGGGAAGACGACTTGAGCGACTATCAACCCAACATGGGCGTTGAGCGTTGGGAAGTATTGGAATATTGGGGTGCTGTTGATGTCGATTTGCTGCGCGAAAACGACATCGACATCCCAGAAGAGTTTGAGGACAGCGTTGAATTGCAGGCAAACATCTGGTTCAGCGGTGGCAAAATCATACGTCTTGTCCTCAATCCTTTTAAGCCTGCTCGTATCCCCTACTATGTAGTGCCATATGAGCTAAATCCGTACTCAATGTACGGTGTTGGTGTGTCTGAGAACATGGATGATACACAGACGTTGATGAATGGATTCATGCGTCTTGCTGTAGACAACGCTGTTCTCTCTGGCAATCTCGTCTTCGAAGTTGATGAAACAAACCTTGTCCCCGGCCAAGACCTCACCGTCTTTCCCGGCAAGGTGTTCCGTCGTCAAGGTGGCGCACCCGGTCAAGCTTTGTTTGGAACATCGTTTCCTAACGTAGCCCAAACAAACCTTCAGCTATTTGACAAGGCGCGAGTGCTTGCCGATGAGTCTACAGGCATGCCGTCGTTTGCTCACGGGCAAACAGGCGTTAGCGGTGTTGGTCGCACATCATCTGGCATCTCCATGCTGATGAATGCTGCCTCCAGCAAGATCAAAACTGTCATTAAGAACATGGACGACTATTTGCTTCGTCCTATTGGTGAAGCTTTCTTTAGCTTTAATATGCAGTTTGATCCTGATCCTGATATTGTTGGTGACTTGGAAGTGAACGCACGTGGTACAGAGTCGTTGATGGCTAACGAAGTGCGTAGTCAACGTCTGTTGCAATTTCTGCAAGTGGTGCAGAACCCGACATTGGCTCCGTTTGCTAAGTTGCCCTACATTGTCCGAGAGATTGCTAAGTCGATGGACTTGGACCCAGAGCTGGTGGCTGCAAAGCAAGCGTTGTTGCTGCAGAAGATGCAGCCTCCTGCCGCGCCTGCTGGCGCTGCTCCCGAAATGGGAGAACAGCCAATGCCGGTGTCTGATACTAGCGGTGGTGGTGGTGGCAACATTGGTGTTGGCACTGCTCCTACTCCGGGCGAACAAGGCTTTAGCGCTGCTCCTCAACAGCCTCCGATGCAATGATAGAGAAGCGTTATTTACCAAAGCTATCTGCGCTGACACACCATCATACATGGGAAGCGTATATGGAAATGCTTGATTTTTACATTGACAACAATCGACGTAAGCTTGAGCAGACAACAGATATGTCAGAGGTGTATAGGGCGCAAGGCGCAATAATGGCGCTACGAGCGCTCACAAAACTGAAGGATGAAATCAATGGGCTTCGGAAAGAAACGTAGTAATAAAGTTGGCGTTGGAGCCATTACTACCAACAAAAAGAAGTTGTTTGCCGAAGGCGGCATGATGGATGATGGCAAAGACGTCGATCCTGTCAGTGGCAATGATGTGCCTACGGGTAGTCTTGCTGAAGAAGTGAGAGATGATGTTGACGCTAAGTTGTCGCCGGGTGAGTTTGTCTTTCCCGCTGATGTTGTTCGCTTCATTGGTCTTGAGCGTCTAATGCAGATGCGTGATCAAGCTAAGAAAGGCTTGACGCGGATGAATGACATTGGGCAGATGGGCAACGCCGAAGAGGTTGGTAAGAAAGCCGATGACACATATGAAGAAGGCGAAGAAGACGACGATTTTGAAAGCAACATCGATGATGTTATGGGTGAGGTTGATCGCGAAAGTCTTGGTCAACAAACAGAGCAGGCTTTCAACACTGGTGGTTTCGTAAATCAAAGCTACTACGATTTGACAAAGGCACCAAAGAATCCAGCGCTGGACATTCGTTACTTCAAAGACAGCGCAGGCAAAGACTTCTACATGCCGTTCATCAATGGCAAGCCGATGAAGCCTATGCCTAATGGTGCTACGCAGACGGGTGGGCCTGCTA